CAACTTCACACCAAACTGCCAGGCGTCCCAAGGTACGCCGGAATTAAGACAGGGGCTCAGTACGTTTTCACTTTGACCAAGCAACGTGGAATCCCTCACTGGGAGTTTTCTGGTGAAGCACCCAACAAGCTGCAGACCTTGACAGAGAAGAGACCGGCACCCAATGCCCTTCTTGACAAGTTCCTGGCTGAGATGGACAACTTCCTCAGCGAGCATGACGAACCAATTCTCGGCAATTGGCAGGATGTATCGATCGACAAGCAGACATGTAAGCAATTAGTCCGTGAGTTCAAAAACGACACCTTTGGCACCATTAAGCGCCAAGAGGGTAAGCGTTACGAGGCTAATTTCACTCAAACGATGGACGCCATTCACGAGCATTCATCCCCAAGAGTCGTTCGCATGCGCGGAATCACCGGTTGTGCAGGTTGCGGAAAGTCAGCACCTTTGAAGGAGTTCCTCCGGAAGAATCAAGATTGGCAGGCCTGCAAGGGTATTTGGCTGATGTCAGCACCCAGACAATTGATCCGACAGGACTGGGCCGACGACCTCAACTTGGGTCGAGGCGGCTACGCACTCAACACCTTTGAACAAGCGTTGACACGAACTGCTAGAGTCCTGATCATTGATGAACTGTCACTGTTTCCCCCTGGGTACGTAGACTTATTCTGCATCCTCAAACCCAGCATCTCACACGTGATTCTTCTGGGAGATACAGTGCAGAGCAGGTTCAACAATCCAAATGCTGACAGCTGTTTGAACGAGGCCACGAATGAGGCAGAGCGCTGCTTTACACGCTTGGGAGGTGATTATTGTTTTTGGACTCATCGTTCCCCTAAGATCATCGCCAATGCTTACCAGATCCCAACCACCAGCCCAGTCAAAGGTCGTGTCTCTCGCACAACACAGGTGGACAGTCGGTATCCAATCATCGCTGCAACTAATGGAGAGACTGGCAATCTGAACTTCCAGGGTAATAACGCTCGAAACGTTGGCGGTTCTCAGGGCGCGACTTACCATACTGCACAAATCATGGTGACATCCACTATGCTCCAGCAGCAGACAGCTAGCGATTTTTACAGCGCTGTCGGCAGGGTGACTCATCATTTGATCCTAGTTGAGTCATATGGTCCGGGTTACATCAGCCTCCTGAACACCCGTGCTGATGTTAAGGCAGTAATGGGTCTGACTGGTCCGATTGACTTTTTGGCCTTGTTTAACAGGCAGCTGGCTCCCTTCAACATTGTGCGGATGGACCCTGGCAAGTTTGCAAGCACCAAGGCCAAAAGACAAGCCAAGCTCAATAAAGCGATGCGGATTAAAGCCACGCAGCGTGCTTCATCAGTTAGTTCGGGCGTCACCCGCGCCAATGGTCAGAGCACCTCAGAGCCTTGCTGGAGAGATCGCGCCCCGCCAACCCTTGAGGTGTTGCTCAATGGTGAGACCTACGCCATGGAACCTGGTTATCGGGCATTAGAGGCAGTGGAACCAAGACAAATCGAGCGCACCCATTTGCCCCGGGCTGATCCCTCCAGAATCCTTGACCAGGCCCTGGACGGTTTGACTTACCGAGAGCAGCGGGAGGTGTTAACTGACGCGGGCATGACGAGTTGCTTTACTGAGCGTCATAATCCATCTGGTATGCCAACGGAACAGTTGTTCCCTAATCAGCGCGGCACTGATCCAATTCTTTTCCCGGTCACCATCAAGAAACGCTTGTCCCCTGGCACTGTTGACGACAATCTCGAGGACCTGCATAGCTCAGATTGGAAGGCACAGATTTTGTTTGATCACCTAGCCGGTTACCTGGATTTTCCAAAGTTCCCTGAGAGGCTTGATGTCGAACTGTTTGAGCAGTGCATCTTCGAGACTGAATTTCGCAAGTTGACCACCAAAACACAGCAAACCCTGCTCAACAATGTCAAGCGTGGCGACCCCTTTTGGAAGTTCAATTTTGTGGACCATTTCGTAAAGTCACAGCTTAAGGCAAAGCTTGAGACGCTCGGAAAACCCGCCAAGGCAGGACAGAGCCTTGCCACTTGCCACGACGCCGTCATCTTGTTGTTCGGACCCATGGTTCGCTACTTACGCTGTAAGGTCATGCATAAGTTTCCCGCGGAGCTGTACTGCAACTGCGAAAAGACAGCAGACGACTTTGATGCGTGGGCTCGCGAGCACTGGCAGGATCGCGAAAGCACTGAGAGTGACTTAGAGAACTTTGACTCAACACAGCGCGGCGACAGCCTGGGCATTGAGTTGAAGCTGATGCACCAATTCGGTCTTGACCATGCTCACATAGCTTTGTTTGATCAGTTCATGGACGATTGTCGCAACTTGCCGGAGCTTTACCAGTTTTGGAAGACTCACATCATCTCATCGGTCATTGGACTCAAGCAAACAGGCCGCGATACTGGAGAGCCCGGAACCTACGACTTCAACACCTACTACAACCTTGCTCTAACGATCTTGATGTACAATCTACCAAGAGGAGTACCGTTGGCTGTCGGAGGCGATGATATGAGTGCCAATCGCAGACTGGTCCTTTCACCACTTTGGCTCAAAATTCGATCTAAGTTCCTAACGGTTGCCAAGGTTGAGTACACTCTGAGGCCCAGCTTCTGTGGTTACTATGTGACTTCCCATGGTGCATACCGCAACCCCAGGTTACTTGCTCTCAAGACAATGTACCACATGGATCAGGGCACCCAGCATTTGGTGGACTTATCCTATGCTGGCGAGGCTTACAGCGCGTACAGGTTGGGTGACAAGTTGATTGAACTTTGCTCATGGACTGAGCTGGAGTGTCTAGGCTGGTTAGTGGAGTACTACCATCAAACGTACAGCTGGGCCCAGTCAATTTTTGGCTCAGAGGTGGATCCCCGAAGCCTGGCCCAGGTTCTTTTGGCGACAGGTGAGCAGTTGCAGCAGTGGCAAGTGGACTTAGTGGAGTTTTCGAAGGGGCAGCGCCGCGCATTGGGCAGAGTTTTTCGGTTTCAGGTGTCAGTGCTTAAGGTTTTAGGCTGTGAGGACTTTTCTCAGGTTCAAGCGCGTTATTTGGATGTTTGACAAAATGTTTGTTTCTTTCATAGGATTGTGAGATGTTAGGGGGTTTAAAGTTAAGTGTTAATTGGTTTTTTTGATTAGTTTATTTATACTTGATATTTAGCTGAATCAGTTTGTTTATGTTTGATATTTTGATTGAGAGCGGAGACATTAGCAGAAATGACCAACCAGCAGCAGCAGCAAGATTCGTCGATCGTAGCCTCATCTGCTCCCCAGGTCCAGGCGAGCCAGCAGAGCACCCACTCAGTCTCCTCACAGTTGCTGGGACAGACTTTCAACCCACTGCAAAGGAGGTTCAATCTGCACCTGGCCTCAATCAATTACCTGGCACCAACGGCCACCATCGCAGACCCCATTATCAACATTCAGGGCGATCCCCTGTCCGAGTCGCGTCTCAAGGAGTTCATCAGATTTCTCCCGGTAGTTCATTGGAAGAGCTTATCCGTGGAGTTGATCCCGACCCAGGACGCTTCGATTACCCTTTTGTCTGGCCGAGTGGCATGGATCCCGAGTGTGGAGGCATATCCCTCCAGCTGGAAGGAAATGAGTGCCTTCCCGACCGTTCGCAACATCGTGATGGGACCCCGCCATCGCTCCGGTTTCGTGGAGCCATTGACCCTGGATGCCGATTGGACATACGGCAATCAGAGGCAGATCAAGCCGATCCCTTTGATAGGCGGCGCCCCAAAGTTCAGCTTGCGATGCCGCCTCATGCCACTTCGAGTGCGTGGGGAGGATGGCCAGTTTGTGAACCTTCCCCTGGACAACAACGCGAGGTGTTACAACCTTTACGTGGTCGGCGAGGTCCTGGCTTCTTTGTGAGGATTTGCAGTTTTGTGGGTTTGTGCGCTGGTGTACGCCGGTCTCGCGGGTAGATTTGGTCATGTTGTTTTGCTCTTCTCTCTTTTTCCTTTTGCTATAATTTAAGTTTAG